TCAGCAGGTAATAAATAAACATAATAAAATAAACAAGGTGCAATCATGAGCATTTTAGGATTAATCAAAGATGTAGTATTATTGCCAGTTGATATTGCGCTGGATTTGACGATGATAACGCCGGGGAAAAGAATAATAGATGCAGCTGATGATCCGAATAAAAACGATTCACCGTTCGGTACAATTGATAGGATTAAATCAATGGTAAATAATCTCGACGAGACAAGAAAATAATTTTACATGGGAAAGCCACAATCAAATACTCAAGATTTTATAAAAAAAGCACAAATAATTCATGGAAATAAATATGATTATAGTTTAGTTAATTATATTAACTGTAAATGTAAAAATAAAATTATTTGCCCTTCACATGGAATCTTTGAACAAAATGCCAATAATCATTTACAGGGGCAAGGATGTCCGAAATGTAAAAATGAAAAAATTTCTAAAGCATTAAAATATACTCCAGAAGAATTTTTTAAAAGATGTTATATCGTTCATAAAAATAAATATGATTATTCGTTAAGTCAATATAAAGATATAAAAACTAAAATTAAAATAATTTGTAAAAATCATAACTGTATTTTTGAGCAATCTCCAGATAGTCATGTTAATAAGGGAAGAGGTTGTCCGAAATGTGGAAATGAAGAAACAATTTTATATACTAAATCAAACCTACATAAATTTATTAGAAAAGCGCAACAAATACATGGCGATAAATATGATTATTCTTTAGTAAAATATATTAATAATCATATATTGATTTCTATTATTTGTAAAAAGCATTCTTCCACTCCATTTAAACAAAGTCCGAAAAAACATTTAGCAGGGAAAGGGTGTCCAATATGTTCATCGAGTAAAGGAGAGACCAAAATTAGATTGTTTTTAAAAAATAATAATATTGATTTTGAAGAACAAAAAACTTTCGATAAATGTAAATTAAAAAATAAATTAAAATTTGATTTTTTTATTATTGATAAGAATACATTGGTCGAATTTCACGGGAAGCAACATTATATAAATATCAATTTTTTTTATAATCGTCCTCAATATAATTTTGAATATCAACAACGAAGAGATACTATAAAACGCAAATTTGCAAAAAAAAATAATATTAAATTATTGGAGATCCCATATTGGGAGAAAGATAATATTGAGTTTATTTTAAAAAAAGATTTATGCCTCTAAAAATTGATTTTAGTAGATTTTACGAAACAATCGCGCCTGCCTTCTGGGATGCGTTTGAAAATAAAAATCTTGTAAGAATATATAAAGGCGGCGCAGGCAGTGGTAAAAGTTTTACGGCTTTTTCCGAAATGATTTATAATGTCGTGGTGCATTCCTGCAATTATTTAGTATTACGTCAAACCGCAAACAGTAATAGAACTTCTACATTTGCTTTAACAAAAAAAATAATTTCAGATTTCAAATTAACTCATATTTTTAAAGAGAATAAAACGGAGATGCATTATACCTGTACCATAAATGGTGCAATGATTTATTTCCGTGGGTTAGAGGATGTGGAAAGGCTGAAATCAATATCTTATCCGAGTGCGTCAGGGATTCTCGAAAGAATAATTTTTGAGGAAGCGTCTGAAGGGAATCTTGAAAATTTTTCTCAATTACTTGTAAGATTGAGAGGCAAATCTAAAAATTATTTTCAAATTACTCTTCTACTGAATCCTGTATCTTCGTCGAATTGGATTAAAACAACTTTTTATGATAGAGATGATTTCCATGCCTATAAACATCAAAGCACATACAAAGACAATCCGTGGATTGATGACAACTACGCAAAAACCCTGGAACAATTTTCAGAAATTGATAAAAATTTTTATAATATCTACGCACTCGGAGAATGGGGAATTACTCAGGGAGTAATTTTTAATAATTGGGAAACTAAACTATTTCCTTTCGATAAGAAAAATATTGACGAAACGCAAATTTTAGCCGGTTGCGACTGGGGATACAATCATCCCACTTGTATTACTTTAAATTATATATCTGATGAGATATTATATACATTTGATGAATGTGTTGCTTTTGAGCTTACAAATTCAGAATATATGCAAGTCGTTAAAGAGCAAAACTTTATTTCAAAATCTCAAAGAGTTGTATATGATACCGAAGATCCCGCCAGAGGAAAAGAATTCTTAAATTCAGGTTATTCTTTTGTGCCTGCCAAAAAAGGTAAGAATAGCGTAATAAGAACAATTGATTATATTAAAAGTTTCAAGAGATGGTATATCGATCCGAAATGTGTTAGATTGTTGCAAGAGGTAAGCCAATATCATTGGAGATTAGATAAAGATAATAAACCAATGGATGAGCCGGTAACATTTATGGATGACGCTATTGCCAGTGTCAGATATGCGACTGAGCATCTTGCGTTTATGCAGGGTCGTCCCTCCGTCCTCTCCGGTACCAAATCCGATTCAAAAAAGAAATTGATCGAAGCGAAACGACACGACCGGAAACAGCGGGTAGAAATTATAAAGGCCCAGCGCATCCTAAAAAAAGAAGAAGAAAAAAAACTGGCAAAGAAAATGTAATTGACAAAATTTTAATAAAATAATGGGATAATGTCATGTCACACGAAATGATCGGAAATTACAGAATCGAATTAAATCAAGAATATTACTTAACCTACGCAGGCGGGAAGAGAGAACTTCCGCAGGCGCAGCAACGGGAATGGAATAAGACACTGCAATTGCCTGGTGAATTGAAATTAAAAGAACAATATAAGATCGGGCTGCAAAATAATCCGAATGTTATTCCGCTTAAGGGACATCAGCTGATGGAATTTATCCGGGAATTAAAATTTGTTCCTTTTTTTGACAGGAATTTTGATAAAACGCATCTTCTGCAATTAACAAATATTTTAGTATATGAATCGATTCGGGCGAAAAGCTACGAATTGGCAATGAAATAAAACAAAGGAGCTATAATATGCTATTTGAAGAAGCATTTGATAAAGCGTACATTAAAACACCGGCGCAACTCAGGCCGAAGGGCGATAAAAATATTCCAAAAATTCTGGCGTTTTTATGGTCAATGATCGCAATAGCTCAGGGCGAACTCGATGACATCGCCTACATTCGCAATCAGGATGTTGTTTCCGTTCCACTTGAGAATTTAGAAGCAAATAATAAAAAGTCTGGCAATGACCCCGATGCCGATCAGACAGAAGTAAAAAAATCTAAAAAAGATTCGGCATCGAAGAAAAAAAACAAACCCGGCGCCGAAGCAAAGATAAACGATGGCGCAACAGAATCAAATACTCCAACCGCTTGATTATGACCGGGCCATTCGTGAGGCTAAGGCAGCGGTAAAACATCTCGATAAAAAAGTATTTAAAAGCGTCAGCAAGGGCGTTCAATACGACTGGCTGAACAATACTTCTTTTAATAATGTTGTCTATCCTAAAGATAAAATCCCGGATCGGCTGCTCCGCCTCGTCGAGCGCAGAAACGGTATCGTCGGCGCAATTATTACTCTCCGTATCCAGCAGGCAATGGAATTCTGTCATGTCTCTAACGATAAAGACGTTCCCGGATGGGAAATCACATTAAAAAATCCGAAAGCAACTCCAACCCCTATACAGGAAAAGCAAAAAGAATTCCTTGAAAGTTTTTTAACCGAAACCAAGCGCGAAGACTACAAGGGCATGGAGCCGAAGCATGATGATTTTAAGGACCTGATCACGAAATATATCCGTGATCGCCTCCTCATTGATAAAATCGTATGGGAAATCGAGCGCGATAAATCAGGAAAAGCTGCCGCAATTTGGGTTATGGATGGCGCCACAATACTGCCTGTCCTGCCCGGCGGATTCTATGGTAGTACCTCTCAGGTCGGATTCGGGCTATCTCCGGGGTATAACAGGCTTGCCGAAGAAATCAGAAAAGCCAAACTCGAACAAATACCTCCAATTGATGAAATCGCATATATTCAGGAATTATTATACGGCTCCAGCGGAGGCGGCGTAACCGCAGCCTATCGCGAGACCGATCTCGTCTACGACCTCGGCAATGAATTAAATGACATTCGCTATTACAAGCAAGGTTTTTCCGTTACGGAAAAAGCAAATGTTGCTATAGTTGCTTTTATCAATTCCTTAACCTTCAACAGCAACGGCCTCAGTCGCGGCAGCATCCCGAAAGTCGCGATTGCTATGGGCAAAGAAAGCGGATACACTGTGGAGCAGCTCGAAGACATGCAGGATGAATGGGTTGCTAATTTTGAGGCCATGGATGGACAGTGGAATATTCCCTTGCTAAACGGCGACGCCAAAGTTCTGAATATGCTTCCGACAAACCGGGACATGGAATATCAGAAATATATGGAATTTACCGGAGCCCTGACGTGTTCAATCATGGGCGCCGATGCCGCTGAATTAGGTCTGAGATTAAACCAGGCACAGCAAGTATTATCCGAAAATCAGGACGCGAAACAGCAATTTTCAAAAAATCGAGGAGTCCGGGAATTATTAGGCGGATTCGCTTATATCGCGAATAAATTTTTGCGTACGTGCGGATACGATTTTGCCAAAGATTTTATTTTTAGATTCAATGGCCTGACTACAGAGGATAAGGATTTTGAAGCGGAATTACGGGCTAAAAACGTAAAGAGTGTAAAAACCGTAGACGAATGCAGGGCTGAGATTGATCTGCCTCCGCTTCCGAATGGAGAAGGCGCAATTATTCTTGATCCTGTATTTTTGCAGAATAAGCAGGGAATGGCTGCGCAGCAACAGCCGGGGCAGGAAGACGAAAATAATTTCGGCGGATTCAGCGATGCCGAATTCGATGATATAGCAGATGAGGCAATGGCAAAAGCAGTAATGTTAATTTAAGGAAGGTGAAGCAATGGCAACAGCAAGAAATTTAAGATATTGTGAAGTTTTACACGAAGGCGTATATTATGATGTTCTTGTCGGGGTAAATACTCTCGACGAGGTTGATGATATATTGCAGGAATGGGCGTTGGCTAATCCGGATATTGCAGAGGCATTGGATCTGCCTTCCGCACTTACAAAAAATCAGGATATTACAGAAGTTTTAACTTCAAAAGATGTCGATGAATTCGTTTATGTGAAATCTGCCGTAAGCGCTTACATGGATTTCCCAAGATATGCGGGCGTTTCCGGGACTTTCCCGACACTGGCAAAGGTATTAGTGGCATCCTTGTATGTAATGCCGGCCTGCACGGCGCAGTTGTGGTCAGCCGCAGGATTTACCGGAGTATTCGGGGAATATACTGTGCCAACGGCGTCTTTCAGCCTGGTAGCAAACGAGGTTAATTATATCGGAATTACTTATAACGCCGGCGTTCCCGCGTATGCGTTATATACATCCGCATCCAGCTTTAACTATAGTTCAATAATTCCCGTCTGTGCAGTCCTGTATTTTGGCGGTGAACTCAATGTTATCCCATTCGGTCAGGCCGGATATGGACTTCCAGAAAAATTACTGGAAATACAGAAGAAAAGAAAAGAATTCGATATTATTGCTGATTTTACTCTTAATGATTCAACGATGTATGTTGAATTAGGTGCGTTAAGCGTCAGTAATGGCGCGGAAACTATAGTTTGTCCTGCCATGGATACGGAAACGACCGGAGACGACATGTGGCTATGGTATAAAGACGGAAGTGGCGATTGGCAGAGATCGCAGAGTTCGACACTTAATAGCACTCAATATCAGACATTAGCGGCCGGGTTGGGAACTCTTGGCGCCGGAGAATATGTTATCAATTATTTATTCCGGGCAATTGATGACGCCAATAAATTAATATTCAATGTATTATCGAATAAATTCGCAAGCGAAGCCCTGGCGAAGGAATCTGATATGATTACGGACCTGCCTGATGCGATAAAAGAAGGATGTGTACTTGTTGGCCGTATGATACTGGTGCAGGGATCGTCTTCTCCAACGGTGCAAAAGATTCAAAGGGTACAGGGATTTGGAACGGTAGCGTAATATATAATAACTTACAGTCAGAAGGTCAGATATGCCGAAAAAACCCAAAAGGCGCAAGACAGATAAGAAGGGATTTGTTTTTGATTCCGATTTTTTAATGAAATTGGTGATGACATTAGTTGCCGCTTATGTCACATTTGTTGTCACCTCTTTCAAAATGGACATGAGAGAAATCAAGGAAGACATCAAGGAAGTGAATAAACAATTTACTTCCTTTGTTATTGAAACCAAGCCTAAGATAGCAATTTTAGAAGATAAGATCAGAAATTTGAAAATAAAATGAAATATTACGAACCCCAAAATTTTAAGTTACAGGAATTTGTCCCACCGGACATATATCAGGAATTCGGAGACAAAGCATTATTTCTTCTCGATCAAAATATGGTTAAAATGGTTGATGGCATAAGAAATTTTTTCGGGGTTCCTGTAACTATAAATAACTGGCATATAAAGGGATCGTTTACACTACGAGGATTTCGTCCGTCAGATACCAGCGTTGGCGTAAAATACAGCCAGCATAAATATGGCCGCGCTGCGGATATGGATATTCAGGGATATACAGCAGAAGATGCAAGACAAGCGATTCTCAAGAATCAAAAAAGCCCACTATTGAATTGGATTACAGTCATTGAGGATAAAGTTAATTGGCTTCATGCAGATTGCAGAAACATTAAAACTGAGCAAATAATATTA